GTAGAAGAATTTATAGACGATACATACGCTCCTGCGGGTATTCCAGTACCACTAACGGGTAGCCCCGGATATATTCTATCGTTTGCATCGTGAGTAATAGTTGGGTCGTTATTATAATCACAAGTCGCGTCTGTAAACGAAGTGTCTACATCAGCTATTACTTGCTCACCCGTTAAAGTTATACCTCCTATCGCGCTAGCGCTGCTCACAGTAATGTAACTACCTAATGTAAACCCACCCGCAGCATCAACAATGCGTATGAATGGCTGCCCACTTACAGTATACATTTTGTTTGATAACGACACAGTAGTACGTAAAGGAGTTACATCATAATATGTCTGTCCTTCTTCTATAAAGAACTTAACATTAGTGCCAAGCCCTGTATACCTTACAAACCCAAGACTAAACCACTGATGCAAAGACCTACAAACACCTGTAAACGTATTAGTACCATGTCTAGTCCACCCACCAATTTTTTCAGGATAACCTTGACGAAAGCGAACCTTATCGCAATCGTTCCAGCCCGCTTCGTTGGAATACTTAGTTATTTCTTTATTTATTCCGGGGTTAAACTGAAGTTTACTTAATGGCATATTAGTATTTCCAAGCTACTGGGGTAGTCTCTCGCGTGTCTACGTGTACAAAACCTTTGGCAACACCAATACCATTGAACCCCATAATAGAAGCATTACGTATAATAGACATACGTTGTGCCCCACCAACTACCTTTATGTCAGCAGCAATGCCTTGACTATGAGTTCCCGGCTTGGCTTTTCTAGCTTCAATGCTATGGTTAGGCGATCTATACCCACTAGTTATAATAAACGGAAACCCACACACCTCTCGCAGTGCATCAAGTTTCTGTAAGAAGTCAGGACACATCTCATTCTCACTAGTTTCCTGACAGTTAAAATCTTCTACTTTAAAATACTTTAGGTTCATTTTTTTAGGCTCATTAGTTTAGATACACCTTTAATACCAAAGCTGCTAGATATACATATAAACAATAAATATTGGTACCATTCAGGAAGTTGAGACAAAGCAGCGAACCCCGATTCTACTCTTTCAACCACAGACGGGTCATTTACAACAATAGAGTAACCTATCATAAATATAGGTACAGATAACACAATCGTCCAAAATTCGTCTTTCCAGCTATGGGCAGAGGCATCAGCCATCTTAGATTCCCATTGCCCGTCATTCTCAATGACTTTCATTTTAGCGTTGTGTTTAGCTTGTTTTTCTTCTGCTTTATTTTTTAAGTAACCCCCAGCTATGTTAGCTATAGGGCCTATAAGAGACTGTAACATATATACCTCACTTTAATGGGTTGTATAATTCGTCCATACCGTCCCATAAATCTTGTATTTCACGTTTTAAGACCTTTATCTCACCTTCAAAGCCTTCTACGTCTTTGACAACCAATTCTGCTTTCTTAACAACAGTTTGCATTTCCGTTACTGACTTTTCTACTTCAGTAACTTGTTGTTTTATAAGTAACAAACCTGACTGTTGCTCTTTAATAACTACTAAGTTAGTACCTAATTCCGCTAGTTTACCCTGTAATTTAGATACATCGTTAGCGGTAAGTTCTTGCTCAATAAGTAATATTTTCTCTTCTAACGGTACAATATCAGGTACTTGTATAGCTTCAACAGCTTCTAACCGTGAGTATAAGCTACTAGCCGTCCATACACCACCACCAATAGTAGAACCAATAGCTAATACTACAGCAATCCAAGCGCCTTTAAACGTCTGGCCACCAATCTTTAGTTCGCTGTCCTCAATACTCAAGACAATCTTCTCCATACATAAAACAGTTAAAATCTTGTCCTGTTGGGCCAGTTAGATAATATTCTGACTCACTACCTGCAGCTAGTATATCAGTTTCTGATACGTATAAGTCTAAACCAAAGTTATCTACACCATTTAAATATACAGCAGTAGCGTTATTACTGTTAGCCCAAGAAACTTGTACCCATTGGTTGTTAGCTGAGTAAGACACAGTAGCTTGTTCTGCAGTAGTATTGTTGTTTTCAGCACCCTGCTGTAAGAAATCTACCGCCTCTTGGTTTTCGGCAACGGCAATAAACGCACTAGCTTGGTTAGCATGTGTCTCAATGTCATCTATGGATTGATTATACGTATCTACTTCGTCTTGCGAAATAGTTAGAACTTCTTGGTTTGAAGCTACAAAGTCTTGTACGGCTGCTTCTTCGTCGGGCGAGGCTGCTGTCTCTGCCATCTCTGCTACTTCTACAACCTGTACCATTTCAACAACTACTTCGGTAAACGTATCAATAGCATTATCCATAAGCTCTAGTTCTTGTGTGGCACGCTCGTTAAGTACATCTTGTACAGAACCATAAGGTAAGTACGTGCTCATACCTGACAAAGCCATGTTATATGCTTGAAGCTGTTCAGTAGTTATGTGGGCACTGCCCGAAAGGGTACCATCAGACAGTACATGTCCGTGATAAGAGTATTCTTGTGCAGCACCTACTAGTTTAATACCCCTGTCAATTTGATCTACAATAGCAGATGAGGTGTCAATTAAGTTGTCTAACTCACTGGAGTGAGCTACGGAACCTAGCACTAATAGAGGTAATATCATCATCTTCTTCATCGTCAACGCTCTCTCCAATTTTTAAAATTGTATTATACCAATCTTTGGTCTTTTTGTTGTAGTCAGGAATGTAAGTTTCTGGATTTTGTTTCATTACCAAGAAAGCCCTTTTACCTACTACAAGTTTACCATTAGATAGTATAGGACAGGGAGTTCCCGATACAAACATACTTTTCCATACATCAACTGACTGACACATCCTAGCTACAGCAGCTACTTTCATACCTAAATCTGATAGTAATTTACTGTCTCTACGTCTATCACAATTAGGATCAACTTCATACGTACCACTAGATAATCCAACACCTACAGTTTGTAACGACCCGCCTGACCCTTTTAAGCACGTATCCATACCATTAGACATATAACTAGGGCTTATGGCGCTACCTACAGGCATTTCACTACTAGACCCTGCACCATTGTATGTATTAGATACTGAGTCATCTTGAGTAGTATTATTACTCGACACCGTACTACCTTCACCATTATAGGTGTTTAAGCTACCATCTTGCGCATTATCAGCAAGGGCACTAAACGCGAACAACCATAAAAAGCTGAACTTAAATAAATTTTTGACCAATTACGTCTAACCCCAAAATTAGTGGGTAAAGAAGCCATATTAACCGTTCTATACTCTTAAATTTGTGCATACCTTGATCTAAACGCTTATCAACAGTATCTAGTTGAAATTGTATGTTTTTCATACGTTGTGCACATTCGCGCTCGTGGGCATCTAGCTTTAACAGGGCTTCTCTATTATCTTCCATGATTAGGTTCTCGTTATGTTTGTTTGGTCTACTTGTAGCGCGTAATATTCAAAAGAACCGTTAGTATTGCCTAGTTCGGAACCCGTGACTTCTATTTTTACTCTCATTTCAATATTGCCCGCACCACCAGAATCAGGTACTACTTTTAGCTTAGGAAAAGCGTATGTCTTTCTTGCAATATCTGCCGAAGATCCGCCAGTAGTAAGGCCCATAGGGAATACATATCCTTTAATTTGAAACGTACCTTCACCCTGAGTATTACTACTACCCGCATCAAAATAATAGGGGACAGACTCTACATAAGTACCTGCACTTTCAAACCCAGAAGAGCTTACATATACCGCACCACCTGTACTTGCAAACAACCCTGTGCCGGTACCACCATTATTATAAGCTATCGTAGTTCTATTAGTGCCGTCATTATAAGTAGCATTCACAATTCTTTTCTTGCTAGCGCCATCGGCAGCGTCATCTAAATAACTAAAAGAATCAATCTTATTTGTTTGATCTCCAGCCACCGCAATCGTCCTATACCAAGAATTTGTATCTGCACCTTCATCAGGAAAAGCATCCGCAACAGTACAATTACCAATACTAGTGCCCGTAGCGCCCGTTGATTTACGTGATAGTAGTAGACGAACATCAGTTAATGTAGTCTCGTTATAAGCCGTTGCAGCGCTAAGTACCTTACCATTAAGACTTAACTGTATTTCTTGATACACAGTGGCGCTATTACCATACAAGTCAAAATCGGCTATGGTTGTAGAACTATTATTAGCTAACAACCTATGTGGATGCTGGGTCGCCTGTATTGTATCGGTGTTGTCCCAAGGACGTATAATTTCAGAATGCTTAAAATTACCAATACTATCTACATACGCTTTAATAGATTGTTGTGTGGCTAGCTTTGTAGCACTATTAGAAGACATAGTATCTTCATCAGCAATCTCAGTAACTGTGGCACCTGCGTCTAGTTGTATTTGCGCAACTACTAAAGAATTACTGTAGTTAGTTTGTTCTACTACATTAGTACCATCACAAACAACATTTACTTGCGTACCATTTTTAACTAATATACCCGAACCACTAGCAGTTTTTACTGTTATGTTTTGCCCTGCAGTATTAATAACACCGTATAATTTTGTAATGTCAGGCACTATTACTGTACCCGCACCTGAAAGCGCTGTACCTGTATCCGTTAGTTTTAAAAAAGCAGCCCTAGCCTCAGAAGTAGATCCATTAGCCGTTGTTAGATTGTGAGTATTGGTAGCATCGGCCCAAGTATTAATAGTAGCCATACCAGCAATAGCTTCTTCTACCATCGAGGTAACTTCATTATTTACTACATTACCCCAACCAGTATCACCTGAAGCTGGCTTACCTAATTTTAAATTAGATGTATAAGTTGTACTCATTATGTAATCCTTATCAATGCTGTAGTAGACGTATCAGCAGGCATAGCCACCGTAAACGTACTATTATTACTTGTTTTGTTATCACCAAAGTTTAATGTCATAACCGCTTTGTTACCTGCGCTAGTATTATATATTAACGCGCCACGAGCAGTAAAACTACTACTTGCCCAAGTAGCATTAGAAAAATTAACAAATCCTACACCGTCACCACTAGATACTGTAGTAGCTGTAATTACTTCACCACCTGCACTATAACCCGTGCCAGACACTTCATTGTCTGTAGAATACACAGTAGTATCCGCGTTTAATGTAGCCGCATCTGTATACAACGCTATCTTAAACCCATGAGAGCCAAAGTTATGTGTAGCTTCTAATAGCTCTTTCTTAAATGATGTACATAGTACTTGTGAGATAGCCATTTATTACCCCTGTCTCTGTGGTGGTTGTGCTGGAGCAGGCACTGTTAGCGGTTGTGCTGGAGATGCTGCAGGTCTATAGGAATCACTACCTAACCTATTTACAGCGTCCATTAACTGTTGCATGGCTAACGTATATTGTTGATCGTATAACTGCAAAATGTCTGGCTCTGCTTTCATAAATCGTGCCGCTTCAATTAGTACACCATTCAACAAAGCTGAGTCATAGTTTGTACCTAACCACGGTTGTTCTTCGTCTCCATCAGTATCTACTATAGAACGTGGCTGATATTGGTACTCTATAAGGCATGTAACCGTAGCATTCCATTTAGGGGCAACACTAATCACCATACGTGAAGCAAAATAGTTCTCGGTAGCGCTACTATTTAGGGCGTAATACTTTAATTCTGGCTCAGTTACACCGTCTGGCACTTCTTCCGTAGATAAAGGATATGCTTCAAGTAAGAAATCATAATCTTTTTGTATAAGCGCTTTGCGAGTTACACCGCCCGTCCCTGTTTTTTGAGTCACACTATGTATGTACAACAAATCTGTAGGTAAAGTTGCTGCTCTGTTAAAACCAATAGTTACATCTTTCTTTAGTATGGGTAAATCTTTAATGAACCCATAAATCTTCTGCTCTGCTTGCCGCGTAAGCATATTTAACTGAGCACTAGTAATATCCATCTCAGTGATCTGTTCTACGTTAGTCTTTAAATCTGCGTATGTCATAGCCATATTAGTCTACCGTCAC